GCGCGAGGACGTAAAGAATTTATTCAAACGTTTGGAGGACAAATGAAATGTTTGAACTTCTTACGCTCTTTCTTACCGGTGGGGGTTCGGCCGCAATGGGGAGTATTCTTAAAGGCGTTTTTGGTGCGATTACCGATGCTCGTCAGCAGAAATATGAAATGGAAATGGCGCGAGAATGTAGAAACAATGAGTTCGCTTTACAATTCCAGGCGGCACTCAATAGTGGGCCTGGTGGAGCTTTTACTCGTGCTACTCGTCGCATGCTTGCTCTTATCGGCATGTTCACGCTCTCATTCATCACCTGCATCACTACCCTCTTCCCAAGCGTTCCACTCGTCAGCATCACAAATATTAC